GAATCCGATAATGTATACGATATTATTGATTCTTTGCCTTCTAATGCATATGCTGTAAAATGCGATAATTTGTATTTAATTAAAACTGGTAGATATGGAAATCTATTGAATCCAATGAGTTCTATTGCGGAAACAAAAGATAGGGGTAAGGCTTCTTTTCTTTTTAAAAAATTTAATAAGGAAGTGTTTGATTATTATGTAATGTTCTTGAAAACCAAGAATCCAGCGTGGCTTCTTAATGCAGAAAGGAAAGTTTCTTAATGTCTAAACAAAAAATGACGCCATTAATGAAGTATGTTATTATAAGTAAGTTTAAAGACGGAGAATCTGCCGAGCAGATTGCTGATTTTATAAACTCTAATTTTATGACTACTCATTCTATAGAAGCGATTGAGAAAATAATTAGTCCTACCCGTAAAGCTAAAAAATTAAATCATATGATTAATAAAACAGCGTCTGGTGAAAAGGGCGTAAGTATAATGACTCAAGCTCAATCAGAATTGGCAGACGAAGCTAGAGCCAATAACAATCAAACAAGTAATTATTTAAAGAAAAATATACACAAGATTAACGATGAGTAGAACTGAAAAGCAAAAGTATCCATCAAGGTATTCTCCTAATGGATGGTGTCACGCAGCTCAGTACATAACAGAATATATATGCGAAAAAAAAGCTAAACTAGATAAAAAAGAATTACCAGTTAAGTTTTGGGAATTGCCAGAGTGGTTGAAATATTTCAAGTTTCAAATCGTTCTGGCAAATCGCCTTTTAAAGAAGCATTCTGAAGATGCGATAATAGCTGCACTAAAAGATAGCCAAGCATTTAAAATTTATTCATTAAATTCACCTGTCTTGGCAAGTTTGATTAAAAAGCACGAAAAAATAAAAAGCTCTCAAAAAATTGAAAAGGTGGACTATAATATTCCTAGTGGGCAAACTTTTCAGTCTAACAACGAATCTAAAGATAAAAAATCTATTATTAATAAGCTAAAGGAATTAGATGGGTAGAAAACCAAAAAATGTTGAAGCCGATGATCAAGAAGTGGTTTCGACAGTAACAAATGATGATAACGATATTATAAAACAATATGGCGATGTTATATTCTCTGCCAAGAGAGTTTTTGAAAATCCGCCTAAAATATTGTCGATTGGTCCAAAGCTTGATATAGCACTTGGCGGAGGCGTTCCAGAAGGATGTTGCGTTGTATTAACTGGTCCTCCTAAGATTGGCAAAACGGTTACTGCATTAAGTCTAGCCGCTAATGCGCAAACAATTGGAACCGGAGATAAAGAAATTCCAAAGCGCAAGGTCGTTTATGCTAATATCGAAGGAAGATTAAAGATTCGCGATATGAATGGTATTCGCGGGTTAGATTTATCTGACGAAGGATTTGAAATTATAGGATCTTCTAAAGGGCATTTGCTAACTGGTCAGGCATATCTTAATATCTTAAACTATAAAATCAATAATCTTCCATACTGCATTCCTATCATAGATTCTTTTTCAGCCTTGGTTTCAGATGCAGAATTAACAGCAGAAATTGGAACAGACCATGTTGCCGCTATGCATAGATATATTTCTAATTTTACAAAGAAATATGCAAACGTATTGCCAATTAATAAAGTAACATTGATAGGTATTACACATTTGATGGCAAATATTCAAAAATTTGGAGCTGGAAAGGCAACAAAAGAAAAATCTGGAAATGCTATACAATATTCTCAAGATGTTAAGCTTCAAGCTACTCATAAAGAACCACTTAAACAAGGGGACGAACAAATTGGCCAAAGCGTTCACTGGGTAGTTGAAAATTCTGCGATTGGTCCTCCGGGACAAAAGGTTGTTAGTCATATTAAATATGGAGTTGGAATTTGGAAGGAGTACGAAATTGCAGAACTCGCCAAAGATTTTAGCGTTGTTGAATCAAAAGGGACTTGGCTTCTTTTGCCAAACGGCCAAAGAATTCAAGGGCTGACAAACTTGGCAACTACCTTGGAAAATGACAGAGAGCTTTATGAAGATTTACGGTCAAGAGTTTTTGAAATGGTTGGAATAAAATGAGAGTAAGGGATTTGAATGGAAACTCTTCTAATTGGAAAATAGAAGGAAACATAGTCAATGGAGAAGACAACAGAAGTAGATCTGAATTACATATTCAAGCTAGAAGAATAATTAAAGATCTATTTTCTACTGTTCAAGTTCTTGAAGAAGTTCCAATCAAGCCTAGATTTAAAACTCAGTTCTTAGACTTTTATTTGCCTGTAAATAAACTGGCTATAGAGGTAAACGGAGAGCAGCATTATAAATTCAGTCAGCTTTATCATAGCTCTGCTTCTGCGTTTCTAGAGCAGAAAAAAAGAGATAGAGACAAAATTGATTGGTGCGAACTAAATAATATTACACTGGTTGTATTACCATACAATGAAAGCTTAGAACAATGGAAAAACAGGATATTAAAACGCCAGACGAGCGATTAAAACATATAGACCAAATTCTAGACGAATATGAGTCTAAGGTTGGTCTTTCAAAATTTCAAGAAGCTACAAGCGAAAATAGCGATGTGAATAAATATTTAGCTATGCAGCGAGGACAAATAGAACAGCTAGATATTGAAGAATGCGCGGAGGCGGCATTGATATTAAACAGCTTTGCTTTTCATGTCCAACGAAGTTTGAACAGAGAAAATTCTAGGGTTGGTTGGGCCGATGCGGCATTAAAAGAAATTGTCTTTGGAAGAGAGCTTCAATATAGCGGATCTTGGGATAGTCAATTTTATCAAGCTGTTAAAAATGATGATTATGCTAAAAAACTATTGTCAATAAAAAATTACGCGCAACGCCGAGCAGATAGACTAACATTCTTGTCTTCTTCAATCAAAAGCGTTGCAGATATGTATGTAAATCTACAAAGAGCAAAGGCTATAAAATGAAAGTAACAAAAGATCAGTTCGCAAAATTAACTAAAATTAAATTTTCAACAGAAGAGCTTGTTGATATAGCTATTGATTTTTTATATTCTCAATTCAATACAATTTCGGCAGATATTCCTTTAGAGACTAGCGAAGAACCAGCTCCAGCTCTTGAAAAAAAGAACAAGAAAAAACCGACGACAACGCCAAAAAATAGCCAAAAAAATAGTGCGACTAAAATGAGTTTTTTAAGCGCTGGAGATATTGGAGTTGGTTTAAGCAAGTCGGAATCAGAGGAATTAAAACAAGCCAAAACAGATGATCAAAAAAATAAAAAAACTTTTAAGCAACCGCCTAAAAGACCAAGCGCTTTAGCAGATGTGTGTTGTAGAGTTTGTGGTAAAAGAGAAAAAGTATCGCCTGTTTTGTTTACAAAACCTGATAGATATAAATGCAATGGATGCTGTATGGCTGCTTGCGATACAGACAATGGTAAATACGATGAGGATAATGAATAATGATTTTATCTGATGCTTCTGCTGAAAGGGCAACACTTGCTGGTATATTACGATATGGAACCGATGCATATTATGATGTTGCCGATATATTAAACGCCGACTCCTTTACAATAAGCTCTAACAGCATGATTTATGCTTGTGTAGCCAGTATCTTTGGCGAAGATATGAATGCCAAGCTAGATGTTCCAAGCATTTTATCTGTTGCCAAAAAATTACAACTGCATGATTTTTTTAATTCAGCAGAAATAGCACACTTAAATGCCATAGCGAATTTTCCAGTTTTAAAAGAAAATGTTAGAAAGTTTGCTGCAAAAGTAAGAAAGCTTCAAATAGCAAGATTGATGAACGATCAGCTAGAAGAGGCTCAATCAAAATACAAGTCTTTGACAGGCGATGAAAGTATTACGTCAATTCTTTCTATTGCTGAAAATGCTATATTTGACTTTAGTTCGTTGCTTAATGATCAAAACAATGACGCTCCACAAAAAGTTTTTGATGATGCGTTAGAATATTTAGAAGAACTATCACAAAATCCAGTTGATCAAGTTGGAATACCAACAGGGTTACTGCGATACGATATGGCTATCGGCGGAGGATTGCGTAAAGGAACAGTTAATGTTATTGGCGCTCGACCAAAAACCGGTAAAACGGTTATGGCCGAAACGGTTGCAATTAATATAGCTAAAAATAAAGTTCCTGTTTTGATTCTTGATACAGAAATGAGAAAAAAGGATCATCAAGATCGTGGCCTTGCCATGTTGTCTTTCGATAAATCTTTTAAAAGTACAATTAATGAAATTGAAACAGGTCAATTTTCTAGAGATATAAATAAAAAGAAAGCACTAGAAGAAGTAGCCAAAGACAATAAAGATATTCCATTTTATCATCTCAATATAGGTGGAAAGTCTTTTGAAGAACAATTAGCTATAATGCGTCGATGGCTTATCAAAGAAGTCGGCCTTAATGAAAAAGGCAAGGCAAAAGACTGTGTTATAGTTTATGATTATCTTAAACTTATGGAGTCTACAGAATTAAGAAGTTCTGACCTAAAAGAATTTCAACTGCTTGGATTTATGATGACAGCCATGCATAATTTTGCTTTAAGATACGAAGTTCCATTTATTACTTTTATACAGCTCAATAGAGACGGTATTAGCAAAGAAACTACGGATACAGCTTCTGGCTCTGATAGAGTTATTTGGTTGTGTAGCAATTTTTCAATCTATAAAGAAAAGTCTGATGAAGAAATCGCCAAAGACGGTGTTAATAACGGAAACAGAAAACTTGTTCCGGTGATATCTAGACATGGAGAAGGTCTTATGCAAAATGATTATATCAATATCTTAATGCATAAGAAGTATGCAAAAATAGTTGAAGGACGTACAGCACTAGAAATAATGACGCAAGGCTCAGAAGATGACACAGACCAAAATGATTCCCAAGAAAACCAAGTCGAATTTTAATCGTAAATATTCTGATCAAGGTAAAATTAATACTTTGACCGATATTTTAGTTCAAAATTTAGATACGTTTTATAAAATTTTTGATACCGATTATAGATCGGGTCAAACATGCTTGTTATCTTCTTGTTTTATTCATGGCGGAGACAATCCGTCTGCTTTAAATGTATATAATAAAGCCGATTATAGAACCCATTTTAAATGCAGGACGCATCAATGCGAAGAAGTTTTTGGAACATCTATAATTAGTTTAATTAGAGGCGGATTGTCAAAACATAAATATGGATGGCAAGTAAAAGGGGATAGAACAGCTTCTTTCGATGAAACAATTGATTTTATTCTCAAGACATTGGGATTAACCTTTGACAAGCTCGACGCTCAAAAAATTAATATCAGCAATGACGACAACACAAATTTTTGTCGAATAGTACAGTCTTTAGATAACTCTAAAAATAAAGAGGTAGGCTTTACAAAAGAGCAGTATCGTTCTGGCGGATTGATATTCCCTTCTCCGTACTTTATTGGTAGAAATTTTCCAGCAGAACTGCTAGACAGTTATGATGTTGGAACATGTTTAAAACCCAATAAAGAAATGTCAGAGAGGGCGGTTGTTCCGATATACAATGAAGCTGGGAATTTGATTGTTGGATTTTCTGGACGAAGTATTTACGATAAATGCGATAAATGCAATCATTGGCACAGCCCCGATAAGTCTTGTTACTTCTTTCCAAAATGGAGACATTCTTCTGGATTTAAAAAAGAAAACCATCTTTACAATTATTGGAAA